TCTCCCTTGTGGATACAAGTAAGAGACCCGGTGTGTCTGGTTAACACACCCTACTCCTCCCCCGAGGAGTAGACCTACCAAAGATTCCTTCAACGTCTTTCACACCCATCTTTTCCACACCTAACGGTGCGAGCAACTCCACTCTACCCACCATACACTTCACGGCACATCAGTCCGCTACATGTAGATGGAAGCATCCGTTGCCAGTGTCCGGGTCTTGCGAAAGATAGCAAGGATTGGGACTTTGGTCGGGGTTGTTACCTTCCCCTCAGTATTCAAGCTCTTCAGCCTCATTTGTTGGAGATGGACGGGGAGGGGGGAGGGGGGGAAGAGGATCCGTGCGACCCGGTGGATAGACTGGACCGGTGACACCACGACTAGTGACTCCAGGGGTACCCTGAAAGTCTCTAGGCGTGGGGTGAACGAACTCCAGTTCATACTCCAGGAACCAGTCACCCAGGTAGGTATCGGAGTCGGGGGCAAATGGGGAGGTCTCCCAGGCGAAGAAGGCACCAACTGCCTGATTCGCCCTGGGCTGCTCCGTATCCACAGCCACACTCGAGTCCAATACAAACCAGGGGACACGTGCATGGATTCTCTTCACGTCGAGTGGGAGAGACAGCTCATTCCAGAAGGGTCCAGTTACACTGGTACCCGCCTGACTCAGGAGACCATACGATGCGGACGAAATCCAATTCGAATAGTCTTCGGAATCATACAGAACTGCAAGCGTCTGGTAACCACCAAATGTGGTCGGTACCCTTGGACGGAAGTGTAGGACAGCCTTTCGGAAGCGGTAATACTGGTAGTTAAGGCCAACGTTAGTTGCCCATGACAGCCCAGCCTGTACCCCTCCCGCAAAGGTTCCTACCCTTCCAGGACCAATGAACCAGGCCCACTTGGTCCGGGATGCGGCCGCCGTCTTAAGTTGATAGGCACCCTGGTACAGTGGCTCCATGTTCTGGAGGACCACACCGTTCGGGGTACTTATCATCTTAGGGGACCGCATCGCACGACTGTTACCAGCGACTGCAATTGGAGCTGTCTCACACACTCTTCCCTTCTTTCCCTTTCCCATCTTCTTCGATTTAGGTTTTGCCATGAGATATATTTCATGCCCCGGGGGGGACCATTGCGAGGGGATTCACCTAGTGGTCTCTTCGTTTGGCAGCAGGTACACCTGCTTACTCTAAGGTGCTCGGAAAATCTCATGGAGGTACACCGCACTATCCTCATACCGGACAAAAGCAAGATCCCTCTTGTTCTGCCATGCTGGTGCGAGACACCAGGTGCTGTTTGAGAGAACCTTGTTAAGATAATTGGCCGGAAGTGGTGGAATACCTCCAGACTCCTTTCGAGAGAGTTTGAACCTATTCCACCTCCTGGCACCAAATATCTTAATATGCTTCTCTGAAGACAGCTCCTGGACCCACCGTCTCATTGCCATCATCTGGCCACCCAGACCACAGTCCCGCTCATAAGGGTTGAGACCGGCCAACGGTTGCCGGGGGGGCCCCAGGGCCTCACCCCGCAACTGTGGTCCCCACCTCCACAATGGGCCCAGTACCTCTTCCTGTAGGCGACTCTGGTAGAAAGTGCAAATCCTTGCATAATCTGTACGAGTCCCCTCAAGGTAGTTGAACTGGCCCAGACGGTGTGCATTCATCCACATCAGTTGATTGTGGGTAAATACATACTTGGGGGAGGGGACGGGTGCACCAAGGCACCCGTACTCCCTTGGACCATACATTGGACCCGGAAAGCCGCGCAGGATAGGATAATACTTTCGGAAGACATCCAGATACAATTTGCTGGTCTTACTGGTACTAGTACGAGTAAAATCAACAAACAGTGAACTGAGGGTCTCCCAAGGAAGTATTTGCCTGCCTGAGGAGTTTACCTGGCGGTCCATCGGATAGTTCAAGAGACCCACATTTGGCACGGGGACCCTGACCCACCTCCTTTGCTCCTTGGAAAAGGTACAATACACGGAATTCACAAGTGCAAGATCTGATGAGTAGTAGTTCTTCCCAACGGAGAACTCCAACCCAACACATTTGGTGCACTGTTTCCATGTATTGTACTCCTTCCTGGAAGCAGGGAAGATGACATCATCCCCGTTAATTCTCATGAAGCGAGTCCGTGGAATGGCCATGCAGCTAGCTGCACGGTTAATGACACAGAGGAGTGGAAATGAGAGAATGTGTCCCATCATCTGACCGCGAGTGATCAGCACTGGATCGGCGCCCTTTAACTGGAGCTGAGAATTGCAGAGCGAGTGGATGGCGAGTTTTCGGAGAAAGGACTCAAAGTACTTCGGGAAACCATTCGGTAACTCGAAGCGCGTCATGTCCAACATACGCTCAGCGGCATGTCTTGTATAAGTGAGGAAGATGTTGTCGGTGGCGGCTGAATAGTCACCACTGACAACCTTCTGACCCTTTGACAAGAACATACCCCTAAGTGTATCCTCCACGTCTGCGCCACCCGTGAGCTCAAAGATGGGTGATTTGCGCATCTGTCCGTGCCATGCCTTTTGGATAGGCGTGAGCAGTTGCACAAACCATTCAGCTTTCGTGACGATTCTCACCTTCAGGGGTTCGGTTAGGCCTGTCGCACCCACCAGGATAGGTTTCCATTCCTGCTCCGGTAGGCCCAACTCCAATATCGCCTCCTCGATCAGCACACGCAACATTCTCTCCCAAAGGAACCGGAGGTGAGCATCACTCTCCAGGAGATTCATATCCAGGTCAAGAGTCCTCTTAACCATGGGGTCCTTCATGAATTCATAGAGCACCTGGTGCTTAATGAATCCCTGAATGCCACCCATGGAACGGGAAGACTCAAAACAGGCGGAGACAGACGGTGGAAAGGACTTGCGATAGTCCGCCACCATCATTTTGTCCCCGGTAATCTCCTGAACAGTGATGTCGATCTCCCGACAGATTCGCCGCTTGCGTGGCAAAACTTCCGGCTCGGGGCGGGCAACAGCCTTCGAAAAGTCCGCGACCTTCTCCCTCACCATCTCCTTTGTGAAAGACGGAAACAGTCTCTTTGAGTACAGCAAGAGTGCACCCAGTGCAATCTTCCTCTGCTTCCCGCCCCCGGTCACTCTGTTCCGGATATATTCCCGAAAGGGTCCGGAACACAGTGAATAAGGGTTGAATCTCTGTTCCGGTGTCTGATCATGGAGCATGTGGGGCAGCCAGAAGGCTGTCCACTGCTTCAGCACGGACATCAGGACAGGGACGGAAGAGGAGGGGGGCTGGACTGTGAGTACACGATCAAAGTTGTACCCAAAGAGCCTGAAGGAATCAATGAGTGCGTCGTTGGCTTTACGCCAACAGCCCTTAGCGCTCAACTTTGCTATCTGGACTGGATCCCAAACCAGTTCAGGTAGCAGTACGTGGAAGTCAGCGCCTCTTGGTGCCCCTCTCAGGGCACTACGAGACGGTCTGGCTTTCGCCAACTGGGGGGCACGACTCCCCGCAGAAAGGTGTTGCTTTTTAGGCATCAT